TGTCAAGGATGTTGAGTTCTTTGTATAATCAGCAACGGTTATTTCACCAATAGAACTGATTTTTACTGAACTTCCCTGACCTGTGATTTCGCCTTCGTAATCAGTGTTAACCACCGAAGCGATGACATTTGCTGTTTGGAATGTTTCTAAAATTTCTGCTGCCCATATTACAGGGATAAAATGATCAACTGCCATTTATGTTCACCTACCTTCTTTTATTATTTGTTCCAGTGTAGTCTTGATTCGCCTATCTTCTCTTTGTTTGCTCTTACTTGTGCTGTAGTCATAGTTCTGACTTCTGCTTCTGTGAATAATCCTTCTGGTTTCTTAAGCGGCTGGTCTGTCGGCATCTTATAAGTCTCAAAGACTTTTTCTTTTGCTGTTTTCTCTAACGACTTAAACACCGTTTCAAAATCCAGCATTGCCGCTTTAGTGTTCTCAGGATCGTCTTTGATGAAGTATGAAACCAATTCTACAGGAAGACCTTTTGTCGATGCTTCTTTCTGGTACTTCTCTTTCTGTGCCGCTCTTGCGAGTGCCGCATCTGATTTTGCAGCTCTGGTCTCAAGTTCTTTGATACGCTTCTGCTCTATTGTCTCTTCCGGGTATTTCTCTTTTATAACCTTATCGACTTCCACCTTGTAAAGTGCGTCCAGATTGTTTTCCTTCCATGTCTGCAAACCCTTTGTAAAATGTGCATCGATTCTCGGCTGTATAAGTGTTTTCCCCTCTTCGGTGTCCAGAAATCCTTTGACTCCATCTGTGGTTATAAACCCCTTGACGTATTCTTTGACTTCTTTCTTACTAGCGTTTGTTGTTAAATACTCCTGCACTTCTGAAAATTCCATCTTGTTACTCCTCACTCTGCCAGTTCTAGCCTAACAGTTTAATTTTTTTCACAAAAAAATACGTACTTATTTATTCTTAAGTACGCACTCTTCGTGGCGTTTTGTGTTTCATATTTACTTTTGTCTATTTTATCATATTACAAACTACGTGTCAACTTTGAACTTGATGTCAACTCCATACGAACCCCTTTTCCCACAATGCTTACAACTCAAGTCTAGATCCAGTCTAAAAAGAGTTGCACCAGTTGAAGGGATATCAAAAGGAAGTTCGCTTGTAGCTGTGAACAAATAGTTACCGCAATATCGACATCTAAGCACTTCGCTATGTGCCATTATTCCACCTTCATTCTTTCAAGCCTCTTTATCATTTCTTCTATGATGCTGTTTACTTGTTCTGTTGGTTCTTCTTTTATTTCTTCATATTTTTCATATTCTTTGAGTTCGCTGAAAATTCCTGTGTACAACGCATAACAAATCCCGTTGTTATATTTAATCATTAGATCATTGCCGGTTCTTGATACTATTGCTCCACTATAATAAAATTTCTTTTCAGGATGCTTCGCTAGTTCGTTTATCATTTCTAATCTGTTCATTACATTTCCCCCCAAACTTTCATAGTTTGTTTAAGGTCTTCTATACTACCTGTGTAGCTATCGAATACGCTGTTCAAACGGTTTATTTCTTTTTGATGTTCTAGCCTGCTTGCGTTTATTTGACCTACTTGAGCGTTTTGAAAAGCCAGTCTGTCTTTCATCTTCTTTAAGAACGGTGCAGCTATTTTCTTTTCGCCCTCTTGATCCATTCCGTAACGTTCTAAACATTTCAACAAGTCTGACTGATCGGGTATGTACAATTCGATTCCTAATCCTTTGGCTATGCCTAACCAGAACTCACATGATGGTCTTTGCTTCTCATATTCTGAACCGACTGCCATATCTACGCCATATAAATGTATTCTGTCAAATCCTTCATAACAAGCAAGTGCTATCATGTATGTGACCGTGTTCGTGAAATAGTTATCGCCTTGAGCGTCCATGTCAGACATCCATTTCTTGATTTGTTTCAAAGGATATCGAACCGACATAGGAGCTGAATCATAATGCAGATTCATGTATACAGGAATAGGCGCTTTTTTGATCCAGTCCATACGCACCCTAGTTTTATCGTGGCCGCAAGCAGTCTTTGAACAGTGCTCTTCGTCCTGGCTTTCAAACCACCTTGTAGCTCTTGGTACTAGATTCCAATGGTCGTTAACTCCCCATATTTCCCAACTTGGGTCATCATAAGGAGCTTCTTTGAAAGTCATTGCAGTACCTACGATTGCAACCTGTTTAATTTTCGTCTTATACAGCTTTGTAATGTTCTGCTGAATTATCTTCTTTGCTTTTTCTTTGACTCTTGCCAATGCTACAGGATTCTCGAACCCGTCATCAACAACACCTGTTTCGTTCTGCGGTATTCTAATATCGTGTACCTCGTCCAACCATTCTTTGACTTCTTCCTCTGGAGTCCTAGTTATCATCTCTTCGATAACTTCTTGCTTTTCCTCATACCCTTTTACTTCCATGCCCTCTGGCATTTTATACGGTTCAGACATTGCGTTCCCTCCTCAATTTTAGTAATGTTTCTGCTATTTTTACATCGGTTTCATAATGGATATCTATAGCGTCATACTCTGGTATAACATGCCCCATTTGTAGAACATGACCCGCTGCGGTTTGTTTGAGTATCCTATTAAGCTCTAAGTCTGCCCACATCTCAATATAGTTCTTTGCACTCAACTCTTCGTCAGGTGAAACCATGTCTTGTATGAACTCACGATCTAGTCTTACAATTCCATATGCACCGTTCGAAAAATACAGGTCGTTGAGATTGTTTGTTATAAACACATTCACGCCCACATTATCAGCATGGAATATAGGAAGTATGGTACCTCTTTCTGGCAATAGCGCCCTGTAATTATTTAAGTGTGCTGGCTTTTCCATCTTATGAATTGTTGTGATACCGATAGCTGTTGAATGACTTAACAGTTTATCATACATCTTGTCTATCTCTTCTGCTCTGATCATCGGATGTGTCGCGTTCGCGTACACGCAATAATCTGCACCCATGCTTTTTTCAATCTCTCTGTGTGCCTGTAACTTTACCCCCGCATCTCCTAGTAAATCAGTTGCCAACTGCCACGGCCTGTCAATTACCTCTGCACCATACGACCTAGCAATCTCTTTCATTTCTTCGTCTTCTGTTGATACAAAAATCTTGTCAATACACAATGCGTTGCTCATAGCAATTAGCGGGTATTCCATTAGCTTCAATCCGTCACACTCTTGAACATTCTTTCTGGTTAATCGTTTGGAACCCCCACGTACGCATAACAATCCAGCTACCTTTTTCATTCTGCCCCTCCTGTTGGGTTAAACTCTAACATGTTCGGTTTCTCCACTTCTTCGTATATCTGTGGCTGACCCGTAAACGTCAGTGATACTATTTTACCGTTTGCGTCTTTGACCTCTGAGGTCTGTTTGTACCCTTGCGTTGAATACGTCTTAACAAGTGATGATTTCACTTGGTGCGTATCGTCCTTTTCAAAGAACATGTGTGTACAATGTATTACTACTGCCATATTGCCCCCCTCTATCCTGCTTTCTTTAGTCCGTTAGCTTTTGACCATTCAGTATAATTCTTGTATGGGATTATTCCCTCCCCTCTGGCTCGTCTGAAATCGTTGGTAACTCCGTCAAGTTCGATGATGAAGGTACACCTACAATTGCAGTCATCAGCTGCTTCTCCTAATGAACCAGGAGCAGGACCCGAACCGCCGTTCTCGCTGTGGAAGTTACCGTTCTTGTCTGCTTCTTGACCGTCCAACATTTGGTGAGCATCCCTTGTGTCTCCGTCCAATGTTGATACCCAAATCTTCTTTGTTTTGATTCCCAAGTCGTTTGCGTGTTCCATACTTTCTAAAGAAGCTTGATTATGTACTCTGTGTGCTTCTGTTTGAGCCACCACCATAGATTTCTTAGCGTCACCACCTAATACTTTAGTAATCCGCTTTGACATCTTCCCGTATCCTTCGCCACGCATCAAGCCCTGAACAACTGACTGGTTTATCTTGCTAATTACCTGAGCTTTGTTTTTTAATAGCGTCTGATTCAATGTCAGCCCCGATATAGGGTTCTGTATAGCCGCCCTGATTCTTGCAACATCTAATGTTTTATAACTCAGCTTCGCCTGCAACTCTTTTTCTATTGCAAACCCTGTACGATAATAACCTGACTTGTACATCTCTGATAAACCGCTATTCAAGATTCTTTTCTCGTCAAGATACAAAGCGTTCATTGTTTTTGTAATCTCTTTTTGTGTCAGTTTCAGACGGTTGTATTTCTGCATCTCTGCATACGTCAGTTTGTCTTTGATACCGTACTTAGAATATAGATCTCCGAACATCACCTTTAGTTCTTTGTTAGCAACTCGATATTTAGCGACTAATTCTTTTTCCATGCTAGTGGTCATCTTTGCAGCGACCTTATTTGCTTTGTTTAGTTCACTCGTTATCGACATTCGGCTCCCTCTTTAATCCTACTAATGCATTGGCTAATGTGTCAATAATCTGTTCGTGTAATGCGTCTTCAACGGTATCTACTTCATAACTATCAAGTATCCCAAATTTACAATGCAACAATTCATGGATAAGTGTCTTTTCCATGTCCTGTTTAAAT